TTTACTAATTAATTCGTTCAAATTGTTTGATAATATCTCTTTTGGATTGTGATTTTTCATTTCGCTTCCTCCTTTCTACCTATAGTGTATCCCTAAGGTAGGGAAAAGTAAAGTAAAAAAAGTAAATAAACCGCACTTTAAGTGTTGACTCCGTACTTAAAGTGCGGTATACTTTATTCAAGTTAAAGAAAGGAGGCATAGAAATGATTGCTGAAAAAGAACAATATTCAATCGCTGCGCTTAGGGAAGATAGAAATATGACTCAAGAAGCGTTGGCTATTAAGCTAGGAGTCAACCCTAAGACTGTTTCTGAGTGGGAAAACAAGAAAGTATCTATCAAACCGTTGCATGTTTATGCAATAGCGTACGTTTTGAAAGTGGACGCTGATAAAATCAGAGTCTAATTTTTTTATTATTGACCGCACTTAAAGTACGGGGAAAGAGGTGTAAACCATGACCGAGTGGGTAAACATGAAATGGCTTATGGAACAGACCGGCATTAAGTCCCACGCAGCGATCAAGAAAAGAATTCTGGAACCGCATAAAGATGAATTGTGCAAGTTTGTGAGGTATCCGAAAAAACAGGGCGAGCCGTGGCAATTTAGTAGGGTCCACATGACGGACTGGTTGAGAAATAACGTGGTATAGGAGGGATAACATGCAAATCTTTACAGACGAGTTCAAAACACTGATGGCGAAAGCATTAGCATACACGATTGTATTTGGTCCAATAGTTTTGGCTTTATTGGTTGCTGGTGGAATTGAGAGAGGGTTGATTATACCGTGACAGTAGACGAAATGAAAGAGCGTTGGGTTCATAAATATGATGTTGAGGTTTTGAGAACCATCTACAAAAACGAGATGACAGTCGCCGAATTTATCGAAGCACAAGAAGAATACATTTATGAACTATCGCATAACTTAGAAAATCTACAAGAAGCGATTTATGACCTAGTCGTTTTATCAAGCGAAGCACGCAGAGCGACAAGGAACGAACCGTTGCTACTATCAAACATAAAAAAAGACTGACCGCCGGCAAGCAGAGTCAGTCACAAAAATAAATCTATTAAGGAGATTATACATGATTATCAACGAATTTCAAAGGTTCGAAGAACCAGAAACAGACTACTTTGAGTTAGAACAGTGGAACGGCGGAGAGATTTACCGTGGCGAAGAATATCTACATATGCAACACAACGGCGATTTCGTCTTACTTGAAAAGGAAACTATCTTGGAATATCTATCGGATCACTACGACTTTACTTTAGAACTACTAGATAACGCAGCGATTAGAAAGGTGGCAGGGGAATAATGACTGATAAAAAAGTATTGAGTTTCGAGGAAATCAACCGCATTGACGTTTCCAAGCACATTGAGAAGAAGATGGGGTTGTCCTACCTGTCGTGGGCATGGGCGCACGCTGAAATGAAGAAGATTGACCCAGACGCAAAGATTATTATTCATGAGTTTCCAGACTATATCCAACTAGGGGAGCAAGTGTTAACGGTTGATAAGCCTTTTTTGAAAGATGCAGGCGGAGCGTGGGTAAAAGTAACTGTTGTACTTAACGGCAAAGACGAAACGGAATGGTTGCCTGTTATGGATATGCGTAATAAGGCAATGGTTAGCCCGGACGCGATGGCAATCAACAAAGCGCACAAGCGTTGCTTCGTAAAAGCCTTAGCTTTGCACGGATTGGGGTTGTTTATCTATGCAGGAGAGGATTTACCAGAAGCAGAACCACCAAAGCCAGCAACGAAACAGCAACGTAAAATGTTAGGCGATTTAATCGAACAAGTTGCTCCGCACATTGGTAAGTCGTATGAAGCGATGGAGAAAATAATCATGAGCAAGAGCAAGGTAGAAGGACGCTTTGATAATATCACGAACGAAGATTACGGAACAATGCTTAATTACGTAAAAGAATTGCTTGATTACTACGCAAAGAATCCGACTGAATCGAAAACGTACAAAGAGCCGGAAGTGGAACAAGAAGGACTAAAGCTAGAATATCCAGAAGCGAAGAAGTGATGGCATGGAGTTTACAGGTAAGTTAATCCAACGGAAAGGTGACAAAGGTTACATCGAAATAGAAGGTGTTAACTGGTACGAAGTAAACAAGAAAGCAAGCGGTGCGATCGTGGTAGAAATTGAAGAAAAAGAACACATATCTAATGAACAACGCCGTTTGCTTTATGCCTTGTGGCGTGACTACGAAGTATATACAGGAACACCACTTGATGCGGTAGAAGCATGGTTCAAGTATAACTACATGTTAGAACGAAATTTAGACGGTCTGCCAAGCCTTTCTAGGGGCGCGATGAGTAAACACATGGCAACGGACTTCATCACGTACACGCTTGAGTATTACTTAAATAACGGCGTACCTTTTGCACAGCAAGACTGGTACAAAGGCGCTGACATTGATCGTGTGTGTTACGCCATGCTGATGAACCGCATTTGTTTTGTCTGCGGAAAGGAAAAAGCGGATATGGCGCATGTGGAAACTGTCGGCGCTGGACGAAAACGGAGCAAGGTAGACCATACGAAACACCACTTCATGAGCTTATGCAGGCAACACCACCAAGAACAGCACGCAATCGGGATAGAGTCATTCATGAATAAATATGTGGTTACGGCAATCAAGTTGGACAAGGAACAGTTGAAGCAGTTAGGAGTGATGTGAATTTGAGCGATAACAAAAAGTACTACTACCTGAAGTTGAAAGACAATTTTTTCGATAGCGACTCCATGATTATTATGGAAAGCATGCAAGATGGTTACAAGTATTCAAATATCCTACTGAAGTTATACTTACGCAGTTTAAAAAACGAAGGAAAATTGATGTTCAACGACCGCATACCTTATAACTCAACCATTTTGGCACAAGTTACACGCCATAGCGTGGGGGACGTTGAGAAAGCGGTCAAAGTTTACCAAGAACTAGGATTGATAGAGGTTCTGGATAACGGAGCAATCTATATAACGGATATCCAGAATTTCATTGGAGAGTCCAGTACAGAAGCAGATAGAAAAAGAGCTTATAGAAACCGCATAGAAGCTGAGAAAAAAAATGTTCCTTTGTTAGAAGGACAAATGTCGGACAAATGTCCGGACAAATCTCCACCAGAGTTAGAGATAGAGTTAGAGATAGAGAAAGAGTTAGAGAAAGATATATTGTCCGGCAAAGCCGAACCGCATATCCCTTTCCAAGAAGTTGTTGAGTATCTGAACGAAAAAGCGGAAACAAAATACAGGCATACAGGTAAAAAAACACAAACGCTTATAAAAGCAAGATGTAGCGAAGGGTTTAGCCTTGATGACTTCAAAAAAGTAATTGATATAAAAGTTAACGAGTGGCTGAACGATAAGTCTATGAATAAATACTTACGGCCAGAAACATTGTTCGGCACAAAGTTTGAGAGTTATCTGAACCAAAAACAAAAAGGAGGTATCGGAGGCTATGACACAAGCGAATATGACGACTTTTTCTAGCATGGGCGACTTTCTCAAAGAAAGAATGGTAACTACTGACATCGTTTGTCCTACTCACGGCTGTAATTTGGTTTCCGCTTTTGATAGAGAGCCGATTTGCATGGAGTGTATAAAAATAGAAAAAGATAAATTAGAGCGTGAAATGATTGAAAGAGCAAGCGCTGAGTATTACAAGAAAAATACCTATAACTGGTTAGGGATGCATTCAATCTTCTTAGATGAAACTCTAAAACATGCAACGTTTGACAGTTACCAAGCAACGGACGATGAAACCGAACTTAACAAACAACTGGCATTGAACATTGCGCGCAGGTACTACAAAGGCGCAAACAACAACACAATATTTACAGGCAAAGCGGGGACCGGAAAAAGCCATTTATCTATGGCCATGCTGCAAGTCGTGAATGAACACAGTGATCCATACCGTAAATGCTTGTTTGTATCTTTGGACGAATTGATGCGTCGGATTAAAGACAGTTTTAACAACAAGCAAAGCTATTACACCGAGCAACGCATGATTGACCTATTGACCGAAGCTGATTTGTTGGTACTGGATGATTTGGGAGCAGAAACGGGAGCAGTCACAACGGACCGGACGGCAACAGACTTCACGACACGAACACTTTACGCCATCATCAACGGCCGGATGAACAAGCCGACTATCATTACAACCAACTTGAACAGCAAGGATATGGCCAAAATGTACGATAGCAAGCTGATTTCTCGCATGTTTAGAGGTGCAGAAGGGCACGTTATCAAGTTTGAAAAGACAAATGACAAGCGCAGAACAATCGAATTTTAGGAGGCTACCATGTTTGAACCAGAAGTTATCTATCCAGAAAAGCAACCAAAAGTAGAGTTGTATCACGACAATTTACAAAATTACAAAAGGTATAACATTCCGCCAGCGCAACTCGTAATCGCGGATATTCCTTACAACATCGGTAAAAATGCCTATGGTAGCAGTTTGGAGTGGTATGTAGACGGCGACAGAACCAAAGGAGAGAGCAATAAAGCTGGTAAGTCGTTTTTTAACACTGATGAAAATTTCAACATTGCGGAGTTCTTCCACTTTGCCAACAAACTAATAAAGAAAGAGCCAAAAGAAAAAGGTAAAGCAGGAGCGATGATTGTATTCTGTGCATTTCAACAAATGCAAATGGTAACGGAATACGGAAAGAAGCACGGTTTTAATAATTCATATCCGCTTATTTTTACAAAAAAATCAAGTTCACAAGTTTTAAAAGCAAACATGAAAATAGTTGGTGCGTGTGAATATGCAGTGGTGTTATACCGTGACAAACTACCAAAATTTAATAATGACGGTCAAATGGTACTCAATCACATGCCATGGATAGTTGATAACACCGTTCCGAAGATACACCCGACTCAAAAACCAATACCGGTTCTAAAGCGTCTAATAAGTATTTTTACAGACCCGGGAGATGTAGTCATTGATCCGTGCGCCGGAAGTGGTTCGACACTTAAGGCCGCAGCCGAACTAGGCAGAAATGCGTATGGATTTGAAGTATACAAAGAGTTTTATGACAAAGCGCAAACTCAAATGTTAACGAATTTTGAGACATCACTATTTTAGGAGAGTGCAGCATGAAAGAACTAATGCCGGGCGTGTGGCAATTCACGCATGACAAACCTTTGACAGAAGTTGAATGGCAAGCGCGCAGGAAGCATATGCGTGAGGAGTTAAAGGAAAAGAAAGCGGAGGCGGTAAGTGATGACAGTTCCGCACGTTATTCTGATTGACGCAAAATTTATCTGGAGTCAAAAAGAAGTAGAAGATTTCCGGGCAATGTGGGAATGCGGGCTTTCGCTATTTGAGATAGCCGAACAAATGAACGAAGACCCGGATAACATCGCATTGCTTGTAATAGACCAAGCAAAGAAAAGAAAAATAGGGGGATAAACAACATGATAAACAACGTAACGCTTACAGGTAGATTAACCAAAGATGTTGATTTGAGATATACAGGGACAGGAACGGCAGTGGCAAGTTTTAGTATGGCGGTTGACCGTCAATTCAAGAACGCAAATGGCGAAAAGGAAACGGACTTTATCAACGTGGTGGCCTGGAGAAAGACGGCTGAGACCTTAGCCGAACACACACGCAAAGGTTCGCTAATCGGAATTGTCGGACGTATCCAAACACGCAACTATGAAGGCAATGACGGAAAACGTGTTTACGTAACAGAAGTAGTCGCAGACAGTTTCACGTTCCTAGAAAGCAAAAAACAACAAGAAAGCAACGGTTCTGGTAATAACCAAGGAAGTTATCAAGGAAACAGCAATAATCGCACACAGGCGCAAAATGACCCGTTTCTAAGTAGTGGCAAAGAAATAAACGTTGATGAATTTGAAATGCCATTTTAGGAGGTAGCCAATGCTGAAATTGACCGTAACAGGCAGACCGATAACTAAAAAGAACAGTCAGCAAATAATACCGAATCGGAGGACAGGGCGTTCAATCGTCCTTCCTTCCAAACAATTTAAAGTGTACCAGAAAGAGTTCTTACGACAAACGCAGAAAAACAGACCAAAAGAGCCAATTGACGAACCTATTACGCTGACAGCTTGCTACTACATGCCGACCAGACACCGAGTGGACATTACCAACTTGATGAGCGCAACGCATGATTTGCTACAAGATGCAGCGATCATCGCAGACGATTGTATGAAAATCGTGAAATCGGTAGATGGCACACGCGTTTATTACGACAAGGAAAATCCAAGAGTTGAAATTGAAATAACGAAATTTAGGGAGTGAGCATGTGGAATACGCAGTTTACAAAGGCGATGAACTACTGGTTATCGGCACGTTAGAAGAATGTGCGGAAGCGTTAAAAGTGAAGCCTGCAACCATATTGTTTTATCAGTCTGGCGTTTACCAAAGACGCGGAAAAAACTCAAATAAAAGGCGCATAGCGATTAAATTGGAGGACCAACCATGAACAGACAGCAAGTCCTTAAAGTACAAATAGCAGACCATGAACACAGACAATACAAAGCCAACGCACCGGAAACATTGCAGGAAGATAAAGCGTTTATGAACCGAATGCAAAAAGTACGCTTTCATAACTTTAGTGAAGGAGAAATGAGACGACTGTGGCGCATTGGCTTACGTGGCAATGAAGCACGAGAAAGAGGCGAGCGAGATGGCAGTACCAAATGAAGTATACGCATTATTGAGGGAATTTGATAAAGAATACGGCAGCCACTGGGAAAGAATACCCGAAACAGACGAACGCTTGCTGAAAGTGCGACTGTTGTTAGAACCGGATTATGTCACAAAGCGAAAAAACAGAGTAGGCAGAGGAAACCGCAAAATACTGTGGACGGATGAGATGGACGAGTATTTGACGGAAAACGACGGTAAAACACTAGCAGAATTAAGTAGACTAATGAACATCAGCGCACAATCAATTAGTAGACGGAGAAACCACCTTGGCATGAAAAATGTAAGTCAGACAGAAGCGAATGGTGGGATCATCTACACAGACGCAGACGGAAATGAACACATCTATGCGAGCGTGACACTAGCGAGAATTGCAACCAGACTACCACGCAAAACCATTTACAAGGCATTGAAAATTGGGAAGGAGTGGCGGTATGCGTAAATATTCGTTATACACATCACGCAAAACAAGCAATCCGTATCCGCATGAATTTGTAAAAGTGGTATGCGATGCACGCACGAGTTGGATAATCGTGGAAGGTGTATTGACCTATTCTGAATTAGAACGATGCGACTTAATTTATCACGGGCACAATATGACCTATGAGCGTTGTATTGCTGAGATTGAGAGGTTGCGGAGACTATGAGCCAATTATCACTATTCGACGAACCAACAATTGCGCGATACAAAAACAGATTTGAAATATCAGATGGAAAGCACTATCTGGGCTACATCGAAATGGATAAACCGAGCAACGGAACGGTGGTATTTGAATTTAAGTACTGCAAAGGGCGTGCATATGGCGGTGCGGATGAAGTACCGATAAAAGATATGCAGAAGTACGTTAGACACACTGCAAGGCATTTTTTGAAGCTATACAGATACCGCAACGAAACAACGGAGCAGACAGTTTGGCGTGAGTATCAGATTGAGATGATTAATAAGGAGCGTGGAGCGGAATGACAAACTTCACAGCCTTATACGCGGACATAATCTTGAAAAAGATAGTCACGAAAATCAGAAAAGACACAAGTATGAAAAATAAAGCAACCGAACGAAAGTTAGCAAACGCCAGCGATGGTAGAAGTGTACGAACGATGCGCCACTGGAGTGCAGCAGCAAGCAGTGAGTTTTACTACAAGGAAATGGCTACTGGATATGAACGCATGAGGGATTTAGATGAGCTGACAAAATGGAGCGAAAAGTTAAATCAAGATCGCTTTAAGTTTATGGATAAGTTCGAAGAAGTCTTGGAATATTATAACTTGCATTATAAGGGGCGTGAAGCGGAATGAATAAGAAAGAGTTTATCCTTTATCTGATGGAAGAGTACAAGGGAGCGTTGTTGGCAATCAAGGCGGAAGAAGAATGGGAGTGCCAAGAAGATGAACGTGTGGAGAAATTGAGGGAAGAACGCGGTGAAGAGAAAACGGCTTGGATAAGTCGCAATTGGTATTCTGGACGTCATGTATCCAAAGCAGAACTTAATCGCATTCGCTTGATGCTGCATAAAGCAATGTTAGAAATTGAGGAGGAAAAGAAATGACCCGACAATTTACAATAAACGATCGCTACCGCCCTATCGTGACAATTAAAAAAATTAAAAAAGACATTCCAACCGTTATCGAAGTGAGTGGCAGACGGTACGTGCATGATAATGCGGATAGTTATAAAGGGGGTAAACGGAAATGAAGAAGGGAAAAGAATGGCTAAAAGACGAAGTAAAATCACTGTTCGACAAGGCTTACGACTCGGGGAAGATGGAATATCATGAGTCAGAAGAATCCATACATAGAATCAATAGTCTAGTCGACCAACTAGATGAACCAGAAACCCTCTCGCAAGAGTGGATAGATAGATTCGAACAGTTTAGAGCATATGTACAAGAACAGCGAGACTTGTCTTATGGCGTTGAACTGGGAGCAACAGGGGGGTATACAGGGAGAATAGCTAACCAATATGACGGACTACTTGAAATGATTGAGGAGTATGAGGAACACAACCCGATTACCCTACAAAACCTACTCGTACCGAAGCAAGACAAGCCAGTGATTTCGCAATATGAAGTATCAGTAGATGGTTGCGACGACAGTACGACAATAAGACAAGAATTAACTTTCGAAGAATACGAATTTTTGAATACGATAGCTGAAAAGATTACGAACGCTTCAAATTATGGTTGTATGCCAACTATGCAAGTCGAGGAGGTAACACCATGCAATTAAAAATCAAACGCTTAACACAAACGGCAAAACTACCAGAACGTGCATTCCCAACAGAAGCGGGGCTCGATGTGTTTACGGACGAAGAAATCATGATTGAAAGCAATCAGACGGTGGCAATCAGCACAGGAATCGCTTTAGAAATACCGGATGGTTATTATGGACGGTTGAAAGGTAGAAGTGGACTAACACTGAAAAGTCCGTTACGCGTGCTGGAAGGAACCATCGATTCGAGTTATCGGGGCGAAGTTAAAGTAATGGCTGAGGTAAAAAAAGACTGTACTTACCATGTACCAAAAGGCGCGAAAATAGCACAATTGATTATCCAGCCATTACCATATTTTGAAGTTGTGGAAGTGGACGAACTAAGTCAAACGGATCGTGGCGAAAATGGATTTGGAAGTACGGGGGTATAGAAATGAAACAATGGTATGTATTTGAAATGAACGGCTTTACAGAAGAAGAAGCACAAAGACTGTTTGATAAAGTTTTTTCTAAAGTTGAGTGGGCAGAAGAACATTCCATGGGAATCTCACACCTGACAGAGAGAGGCGTCGCCGACTTGAAGAAACATGTCTTCAGACAGGGGGAATCGGAATGAAAAAGGAGAAAGTAATAAAAGAATTAGAGGAACTATACCGACAATATATTAAAAAGGCTAGAAGTTTAGAAGACCCTTATGAAAGAGATTGGGTTTACGGGAAAGTGGACGGAATCACAGAAGCGATAGATATTGTACAACTTATTGACGAACAGGAGGTAACGGAATGACACCAATCATCTACAGCAAGAACAACTGCGGTCCTTGCAACATGCTTAAACTCGCACTACGCGAGGAAGGCATCGCATACGAGGAACGCAATATCAGTACCAGTGAGGCATTCTTGAACGAACTCATGGAATTAGGTTATCAGAGCGTCCCAATCGTACTGGTGGACGGCAAAGTGGTCGCAAACGGATTTGAGCCATGGAAGGTGAAGGAGGCAATGCAACATGGATAAGCAGATTAAGGTAGGCGACAAGGTGTTCGTCAAAGTGGGGAAGATGGCGGGAACCTACGCGGTAGTGAGCAGTGTGCAGGACAAATTCGTGTATCTGCGTCACTTGGTCACGAACATCGAATTCCGTTGCAAAATCGAGGATGTGGCATGAAAGTGGCATAAGAGCAGACATAGGAGGAAATGAGATGAAATTACCAGAATTAAACCGCATTATGAACGCTAAAGCGCATGGATATGACAGCGTGCCAGAAGTTGCAGACAAAACCGAACGTGTACATGCAGACAAAGATGGGGATGAGACTACTACCATGTCCTTTGAAGAAGTTATGGCTCTTGTGGAAAACGACATGATTAATCAGCCGCTTCACTATGTCGGAGAACAAGGACTAGAAGTTGAAGTGGTCCTGCAGAACTTTATACCGCGTTATGAAGACCCTTATGTCGGACACCGGATTGCCAGTGCGATTGAATATCTACTAAGAAGTCCTTTGAAGAACGGTCAACAGGATATTGAGAAGGCTAGGAAGAATTTAGATCAGGCGCTTGTATATATGGAGGCGATTGAGTGAGAAATATTCTAAGCCTCGATAGCAACGACCTGAAGTGGCTAGAGGATAAGTTTGAACGTTATCAGCAACTAGATAGAGAAATAGCCATCCGAAAAGAAGAATTAAAGATACGTGAGGACGACCAGAACATCGGTGGCGGTAAATCGAACGTTGTTGGGAATCCGATTGAAAGCCAAGTTATAAGAGAGCAGTCTGATCCATTTATCGTACAACGGGAAGCGTGGAAACGTGGCATTGATAAAACGTTAAGGCAACAGAACGACGATGTGAAGGCAATGATAACGGATAAGTACTGGGGAGAAAATAGTTATATGGACTGGACTGCATTAGGAAAGTTGCACTGTTGTTCTCAATCGAAGATTTACCGCATACGCTACAAGTTTTTAGAGGATTTTGCTAAAAATATCGGGTATATATGAATATTGGGAAAAAGTAAGGTAGTTTTATCACTAATAAATTGAGATAATAGTAGTATCAAGAAAATATGCGACAGAGCCAAAATGTTGCGTAAAAATACACCAACGTCCTTGCCAATCGGCTTGGGCGTTTTAAATAGACAAGAACAACGAGCGCCACTTAACAATGCGGACCAGTCGTTGACTAAATACCGAACGTCCTTATCTCATATGATAGGGGCGTTTTTATTATGCAAAAGGTGGTGAGCGAGTGAGTTGGAATGAGCAAACAGATAGTGAATTGCTTGACCTTATAGCTGAGCATGGTACGAAGTGGACGATGCTGTCGGAGTTGTTTTCAGTTAAAAAAACGCCTGCCGCATTGAGATTGCGGTGGCAACAATATCTGTGTGACAACCCAAGGCGGCGGAGACCGGACTATGCAGAGATACAGGAGCCGAGCAATCCTATCCAAAAAGCTATCCAGCACCGCAAACACCAGTTTAACCGTGACGGCAGTCAAACAAGCGAGCGATTGATACCAGAAAGCGCACTGCAGACACCGGAAACACTCATGAAGGCATTTGATTATAATCCAGATATGTTCGAGTTGGTAAATAGTACGGCTAACTATTGGGATAGTAATGCGGGCGAAGGTAATGTTATCACGTTGTATCAAGCTAAGGTAACGGTTAAGCCACGTAAGCAAACAATGGACTGGAAAGAAATCGGGGAACGCTTAAACGAAAAAGTTAAACCGAGGTTGATGCAATCCGTTCCGTTTATTAACAGTGATCGATACTTGGTTATCAACCTATTTGATTTACACTTCGGGAACATGACACTTACTGACTACCAAACATCACTCGATAAAATTAACCGCATATTAAATAACCAATACAAAGAAGTGCTTATCATATCCGGTGGCGACTTGTTAAATGAGAATGACTTCAGAGGGCAAACCGCCAAGGGAACGAACATCGGTGCAACGGACATGGAACAGGCTTGGGAAGATGCATTTGATTTTCTCGATATGGTTATCCATGCAGCGACACAGAACGCAACCACCGTGAATGTTTTATATGTGCCGGGAAACCATGACGAGTATTCTGGTAGCACCGTATTAAAAGCGATTAGACGGATATACGAGCGACAACCGAACGTTTACGTTGATTGCGAGCAACAAACCTTTAAGGCAACATTATTAGGTCACAACTTCATCGGTGCGACACACGGAGATAAAGCAAACAAGAAACGGTATCCGCAGATATTCGCAACCATGTTCTCACAACTGTGGGGAGCGGAGGGAGTCTACACAAGAGAGATGTTCTCAGGTCACTTACATAACGAGCATGTGTTAGACGATGGCTTACTGATGCGACAGATGCCAACACGTAACCATCTGGACGAGTATCACAAACAGAATGGTTTCGTTACCGCACACAGAAGACTTCAGCTTGTTGAGTATAGCGAGTACGAAACCGAGGTGATTTATTATGCCTAAAGATATTCGTACGCTATGCAGTCAACATGCAAAGGAAATGATATATGCGAAGTACGCATTGATCCGCACGAACAAGCAGGAGAAAGAAACGTGTGATAAGTGTAAACGCGTCGGATGGGAATACGAATTAATTAAATCAAAAAGAAAGTGAGGTGATAGCTTGGCGCTGACACCAAAACAGGAGAAATATGTACAAGGGTTAGTCGCTGGGCTATCCCAAAGAAAGGCGTACCGAGAGGCGTATCCTAATAGCAGCAGTTGGAAAGATGCAACGGTGGATAATAAAGCGAGTGCAATGCTTAGAGAAGATGAGATTTTGGCTAGGTACAACGTTTTAATCAACGAATACAAGCAACAATCCATCTGGACGCGCGAACGTGCCACAGAGGAGCTTTTTTGGCTATTAGAGAAGGCTAAACAGGACTTGGGAGAAGAAGGTTTTAGACAAGCCAACTCCGCTGCATTGTTGAACGCCATCAAAGAGTTGAACGAGATAGCGCTAGTCTACCCACTGAAGGCGAAACAGGTAGAAAAGCTGCAAAGTGATATGACGAAAGGCGACTCGCAAGAGGATAAGCTATCCCAATACTTCGATATGTTGGGTGATGCCATTGAATAGGCTATATACGAAGAAACAACGCAACATCATCAAAGCATCGCGTGAAAAAGATTGGTTCATGATGATAAACCATGGCGCGGTACGTGCTGGAAAGACTGTGTTGGACAACGACTTGTTTCTGTTTGAGTTGAAAAGGGCGAAAAAGAACGCAGAGGAAGACGGCGTTATGACACCTATGTACATACTTGGTTCAACAAGTGCCGGGACTTTGCAGACTAACATCATTAGGGAGATTGAAGACAAGTACGCACAGGATATCAAGTTTGACCGTTATGGAAATTTCACGTTCTGGGGCGTGTATGTGGTAACGACCTTTACAGGTTCGATAGCTGGATTGAAGTCCATTCGGGGTATGACGGCATACGGCGCATACATAAACGAAGCAACACTGGCAAACAAAGAAGTCTTTGATGAAATTGTAAAGCGTTGTTCTGGACTTGGTGCAAGAATCATACTGGACACGAATCCAGACCATCCCAACCATTGGCTGAAAGTTGATTACATAGACAAGGCAGATGGCGAGAAAATAGTCGCGAACCACTTCACGATATTTGATAATGATTTTTTGAATAAGCGGTATGTAGACAATTTGATCGCGGTAACGCCAAGCGGAGTATTTACAGAACGCGGGATATATGGGCGCTGGACGTCTGGCGAGGGTGCTGTTTATACGGACTTTGACGAAAAGAAGCATTATGTGGACGAGTTACCAGAAATAAAAAAATATTTTTGTGGCGTGGACTGGGGTTATGAACACTGGGGTTCAATTGTTGTTATGGGCGAAGACGAAAACGGCAAAACCTATTTGATTGAAGAACACGCTGCACAACATGAAGAAATTGATTATTGGGTAAAGGTAGCAAAGGACATACAAAAGCGCTACGGCGTTCACATTCCTTTTTATGCCGATTCAGCTAGACCGGAGCACGTTGCTAGGTTCGTAAGAGAGGGTATACGTGCACAGAATGCGAATAAATCCGTTTTAAGCGGTATAGAGGAAGTTGCCAAGCTATTTAAACAAGGTAGATTATTCGTGCTTAGAAGCGGAGTATCGAAGTTTAATGATGAGATTTATCAATATGTATGGAACAAAAAGACAGGCGAACCGGTAAAAGAAAACGATGATGTTCTGGATGCGGTGCGCTATGCGATTTATTCACGTTCAATTGTAAAAAACAGAAAAATGGGAACAACAGACCAAAAACTACGAACAGCCAAGCGCTTGTTTGGATAGGAGGACAGCATGACAGACACAACGCACAACGCACCAGACGCGTTTACAGAAGGAACTTATATACCAAAGTCCTATCAATTCGAACGGGACATGGACGTAAGCGAACACGCAAAGCGCTATGACACGATACGGTTTGAAGAAGATAGCAATACGCATTTCACGTACTCAAACATGAGCGACTTGTTAGAAACAGAAGATGGCAAGAAAACGCTGCAAGAAATGATTAGGCGCTTTATGTATAGCCAAAAAGAACGCATTGAGATATTGGACGATTATTCAAAAGGTGACAACTACACCGTATTGCACGGGCGTAGAAGACTGGAAGAAGAAAAATCAGATTACCGTATCCGTCATAATTGGGGCGGTTATATCAGTGGTTTTATCACGGGGAATATTTTAGGTAAGCCGATAACGATTGGATTGGCAGAAGGTACAGAATCGGACGACTTGGACGACATTAACGTCATCATAGGAGAAAACGACCTAGATGCATTAAATTATGAGCTAGGTTTCGACACATCACGTTTTGGACGTGCATTTGAGTTGCATTACCGTGATGCAGATAAGGTTGACCGAATTGTTCTCATTGATCCGACTGAAATGTTTGTAATCCGAGATGAAACAGTGGCGAACGAGATAATTGGTGCGGTACATTGTCCTGTTTATAATGGCAAGTTGTACGTAACGATTTACACAGACAAACAAGCAATCGCGTTAAAACCAACCGAGCCTAGTTTACCGAAGATTGAAGAAGAACAACGCACGGAGCATTATTATGACGATGTACCGGTTGTTGAGTGGTGGAATAACCGCTTTAGACAAGGTGACTTCGAGAACGAGATACCATTAATTGACGCATATGACGCAGCGCAATCCGACACGGCTAACTATATGAGCGACTTGAACGATGCTTTGCTGGTTATCAATGGCGATATGAATGCGAGTGGCTTAACGCTTACGGATGCCGAAAAAATGAAACGTGCGAACATGCTACTGCTAGAAACCGGTGTGGGTGTGGACGGTAAGCAAACATCATTAACGGCTGGATATATTTATAAACAGTACGATGTAGCCGGTACAGAAGCATACAAGAAGCGTATCGTGAATGATATTTACAATTTATCCAACGTGCCAAATTTAGAAGATGATAAATTCAATTCCTCGCAGTCCGGCATCGCATTGAAATATAAAATGCTTGGGCTAGACCAAAAACGCGCAACCAAGGTTAGTTTTTACAAGAAAGCACTACGCAGGCGATTCCGTTTAATCCAGAACGTACACAAGAATTTGAGCGATGTTGAAATCGATGCATCTAAGCTAACCTTTGTATTCCATGAAAACCTACCGCAAGACGTGTGGGCAGAAGTTAAGCAGTACATCGATTCCGGCGGCGAAGTGAGCCAACAAACTTTGCGTGACTTGGCAACCTTTACCACAAACGAACTGGAAACGGACAGGCTAGACCGAGAAGACACACAAGCACGCGAACCACTTATGACGGACGAAGAAAAAGCCGAAATGGGTTGATTGAATGAACAAGAAAGAACGGCAGCTGGCATATGAACGTGAACGTAAGGCAATGAACGACCTTGCAATGCGTGAATTTGACCGCGAGCGAGCGATTGAAGCAATACATAAGGAGCACATCGAAACGATACAAGGGCAGATAGACGGCTTTTATATGCGTTATGCGGGTAGCGAGGGATTAACACGCTCCGAAGCAATGAAACGTGCGGATCAAATGGATGTGACCAAGTTTGCAAACAAAGCCAAGAAAGCGGTCAAGGAGAAAGATTTCTCACCAGAAACAAACGAATGGCTGAAAACGTACAACTTGAAAATGAAAGTTAGCAGACTTGAATTGCTAAAAGAGGAACTCAACTGGGAATTAATCAAAATGTACGACAAGGATTATCAGCTGATTAGTGAGTCATTGCGAGAAGAAGCTAGATTAGAGTTAGAACGGCAAGCCGGTATTTTAGGCGATTCGGTTAGTGGTGCAAGGCAACGGATAGACGGCGTTGTTAATTCAGATTTTTACGGTAAAAACTTTAGTGAACGCATTTGGAGTAGAACCGGTTTATATCAAACTACACAAAAAGAAGTGTTCAAGTCACTAAGTCAAATCTACGCCACGATGGACGGATACCGAAACGAACGCAACCGCTTGATGGATAAAATGCAGACCACAGAGTATGAAACCATGCGTTTATTGCGCACAGAAAACGCACGCATTGGCTCACAGATGCAAGTGGAAGCATATAAGGCGAATGAATTTACACATTTTATCTATGTGGCAGAACCCGGGGCGTGTGATATTTGTGGACCGCTAGACGGAAAGTTATTCCCCATTGAAGACGCGCAAATCGGGTTGAACCTAAAGCCACTTCATCCCAATTGCAGGTGTTCGAGTTACGGGTATATCGCTATGGAACGGCTTATTGATGGGGAATGGGTGGATGAAGCGGCTGGTGAAAACTCGACCGAACCAGATACAATTAAGGAAAGTCCAGTTTTGAAGCGAGTTAGAAAATCATTTGAAAGTTCAGAAATAAAAAATGTTTATGGAGAAAGCACATTTAATAGTGTTGTCGAAAATCTAAATGGCATCGAAGACGAACGGGTTGCTATGTTGTTCGAAAAATACGTGGACAAGATATCCTTTTATGAAACTAGCGTAAAAGGTGCTGCAGAATCAAACTACAGTACCGTACACATGGAATCGAGCAAATTTAAGGCCACCAAGTTCGCTAAAGAAAATGAAATATTCTTCCATGAAATGAGCCATGCTATTGATAACTTAGGCCTTCGAGCCATCGAGGGGACAAAAGATTATAAGACTGGAAAAGAATTGTCGTTTAAGTTAGGCAGAAAGTACGTTTATAAAGATGAAGTGATTACCAACTATTCCGGAATGGAAAAATTTGGGCTAGCTAAAAAAATTAAGACTGATTTAGAAGATTATATCCGCGGTGATACGATGACTATACAGGCTTTCAAGAAAACTTTAGGAAAAAAACCTACTGAGAAAGAAGCCTTGCGGGTGTGGATGGATAAAGTCAATAAACACGAGATGAAAAAACATGATAATTGGAATAAATTCAGTGAAAAAATCAAAAAAATCGCTGTAGAAAAACCCGATGTCACGCCCAACATTTCAGACATTGTAGAAGCAGTAGGTGGACGTGGAGTTGCTCCTTTTGGACATGGACATGGCGGAAAAGCATACTGGAAGATAGCGGGGAACAAGGAGGCCGAGTTCTTTGCAGAAGTGACCAGTGCTGCAATACGTAACAAAGAATCGTTCGAATTAATAAAAGAAATATTCCCTAATGCGGTTGACACTTATTTCGAAATAGTAGAAGAAATGATAAAGGCGGGGATTTAGATGTTTAGCTTTGAAGATGGAGCTGCCGACATAATTGGAAATATTATCAGCAAGTATGAAAGTCACTTTGAAAGAGAGTTTCCGTTATTTGAGTATTTAGGAATAACACGAAACAACAAGTATGATTTTTCTGTATCAGGTGCTAAAAAATTGGAATTGTTTGTTGATAAACGCATTTATAATAATGAGCCGGTAAAAATGCCCGACGATTACGAAGCCCGAAAGTATTGAAAATACAAATAAGCGCTTGGCTAAATTAGCTAGGTGCTTTTATTATGCCTATTTTTAAGGAGTTTATTAAATGCAACTAACCGCAAACATTAATTACACGGACATAGAGCCGTTTAAGTCCTATCTAATCCAAATGACTACACACACCGATTACATCGCACAGAAAGCCGTTAAAACGGTTATGGAGCAACGGGTGCTTGAAACACACAGGGAGTTTATGAAGGGGTTGGGGAAATGATTAAAGACTTCGTATTCTTTTGGAAAGAAAGTCCGCGTTACATGGGTGAATCAATCGCATGGTGCTTGGTTCATGGGTGGGGCGCATGCTTTCGTTTTATGAAGATGAGCACGACTAAAAAATAAAGTAGGTGAGCCTATTGCATTTCTACACGAAAACCAAAGAAAACCAAATGTAGGAAGGAAGTGATCGCCATGAGAATGGCATATCTGTAAGGCAACTGAACATCTGACTCATGACCGTACTTATTGCGGTCTATTTTTATGCCCAAACCGTACTGATGGCATTAAAAGCTGTATGAGATTCGTGGAGGTTGCACGTAAAAGCGTACAAAGGAGAAATAAATATGACAGAAGTAGTAGAAACAGTTGAAACAAATGAGCAAGTCGACACTCAAGAGGACAAGACTGTTGCAGTCGCTGAAATGAAACGCCGTATCGAGAAAGAAAAGGAACGCTATGAGAATGAATTAGCAGCGATTAAAGCTGAACAAGACAAAGCAATCCAAGAAGCAATCGAGAAAGCAAAAAAAGAAGCGACACTTTCTGGCAAGGAATTAGAAAAATATCGTGAAGAAGAAGCGAAACGCAAAGAACAATCATATTTGGACCGCATTGCTGAATTGGAACGAGAACATACACGTCGCGAATTAAAAGACGAAGCTATCCGCACATTGGGGACGAAAAAGTTGCCTGTTAATGAGGATGTGCTTAACTTGGTTGTCAAGGACACGGCAGAGGATACACTAAAAGCAATTGATGCTATTTCTAATCTCGTTATGGAGATTAAGAATGAGTCAGCAAGTACAACACCACCACGCACAAGTGGGGGATTACAAACAAATAATAACATGGGTGGCACAACGTTTGACATCCTAAAAAACTTAACTAAAGGAGAATAACAAACTATGGTACAAACATTTAATCCAGATACAGTCATGCTTTCACAATCAGGGGGACAAGAAATCCGTAACGCTGGTTTCACGGCTGAATTCTTACAAACATTGGTAGCACAATCTAAAACATTACAACTTGGCTCGCCCGTGCAAATGGACTCACGTATGAAACGTGTACAATCTGCCGGAGAACTAACGGACGCTTACTTCGTGGGTGAAGGGGAAAAAATCGGTACGGCTAAAGTAGGCTTGAATGATTACGTTCTCGAAGCACGCAAAATTGCGGTTATCCTACCAGTTACAGAAGAATTCCTATCTTACACTTGGGCGCAATACTTCCGTGAAGTCCTTCCAGCAGTCGTTGACAAATTCAACAAAAAAATTGATGGTGCGGTATTCTTAGGACTACACAATAACCCATTCGGTGCAAACGTTTTGGCGTCTGCTACTACTGCTGGAAACGTCATTGAGGGAGATTTGGACTTTGATAACTTGCTAGACTTGGAAGCAACAACGGACGCAGAACCAACTGCTATTGTCGGACACCGTTCTGTTAAGGTTGCTTTGCGCGGTATTGCTGACGTTCACGGAAACTACGCATATGATCGTAACGCAAACACGATTGATGGCATTCCATTCCACGAATTGAAGTTAGCAGCGGGACAAGTATATCCAGCCGGCACTGTATTGGCGGGGGACTTCCGCAACGGATTGAAATATGGCGTTCCAAACGGTACAGACTTGCGAATCAAGATTGCAGACCAAGCGACGCTATCTAAAGTGCAAAATACTGACCCAGACACTGGCGATGTACACTTGTTCGAGCAAGATATGCAAGCAGCGCGTTTCGTGTTTGAAATTGCGGTAGCTATTCCAAACCCAGATGCATTTGCTGCAATCGAACCAGACCCAGGCGTATAAAAGGAGTTGACTTTAGTTGGCTAAATACAAAGTAGTGAGCCTGTTTAAGAACAAAGAAACAAAAAAATGGCATGATGTTAACGAAGAAATCGAATTGACTGTAAAGCGTGCTGATGAAATCAACAAAGCAATGAAAGAGCGCAACGTTGATTTGACGGTTGAACGTATTGACAAAGAGGAAGGCAAATAGCCCTCCTCTTTTATTGAGGGGAGTGGTTAAATGGACGATACACAATTAAAGAAACTAAAGCGTAGGCTTGGCATTGAGCAAACCGACACCGAACAAGACGACTTACTTATGGACTTGTGGGAAGATGCCGAACAACATTTCAAGCTGTTGTCTGGTGCTAGTGTGATAGCTGACAAATACACGTTCATCATTCGCGATGTGACGGCTATTCGCTATAACCGTAAAGGTTCCGAGGGCATGAACAGCGAAAGCGTGGACGGTTATTCAGCAAGTTATGACACAGGTAAACATGATTTTGATGATTACTTATCAATCATTGACAAGGACTTCAATCTGGCAGAAGCAAGGCGCGGAAGGGTGCGTTTCTTATGAAAACACCACACCGCATAAAATTATACATAGACAAGGGCACACCAAAGTACAATCCAACCACTGGCGAATATGAGCAAGTGGAAGGCATGTATAAGGTTGTGCCTTGTTTTGTTAATGCTATCTCACAATCAAAAGTTTTTGAGGAGTACGGCGATCGAACGCAGAAAGTCATCGTGTGCCGGTTTAATCAAGAACAAGTTTCATTTGTCCAAGCGGAGTATCAAGGCGCGTTGTACGAACCAGTGGAAGCAATAGATGCACCGATTAAAGGTTCCGTCCGTTTGCGCAAGGTGGTGGAGTGAGTGGCTGGCTTAATCAAGTTTGAGGGTGCTGATGAGTTTGAAGGTCTTCTAAGCAAAGCATTTAAACAAGCGCCCGATGTAGCGAACAAAGTTGTCAAAAACACTACTGAAAAAGGTATGGCGAAAGCCAAACGTTTAGCACCACGCGACACATGGTTCTTACACGATAATATTTACACAGAATACAAGCCGTTGAGTGGTTACGTTCATTCGCCAGCTAGTTATTCTGGCTACCAAGAATATGGCACGCGGTACATGAGCGCACAACCGTTTATGCGACCGATGATGCAATGGCTGGCACCACAATTTGAGCGGGACATGAAAGACGCAATGGAGGGAACATTACGATGACACCAAGCAACGCTATTTTCAGAACACTGTACGGACTTGCAATGGCGCACGGTGATACATACGACTATGTTCCCGATGCGTCCGCCAAGTATCCGTTTATTTATGTTGGCGAAGCATTTAATACAGATACAAGCAATAGTGAGTTAATCGGAACGGTTAGCCAAACAATCCACTTATACGGCACGAGAACGCAACGTAACGCATTAGACAAAATGGCAATGCGAATACATGACGATGCAGTTAAAGTGCGCGAGGCGTTTAATTACAAGGTTAGAATGAGCGCCTATAACGACAGAGTGGTAAATGACAACTCAACCGCTACACCGCTACTACATTACGTTTTAGAATTGGAATTTCAATACACGAAAAGGGGTTAGAAAATGGCAGAACTATTAAGCGGTAAAGACGTTATTCTATTTTTTAGAAAACGTGCTGACCATGCGACAGAAGACGGAGCGAAACTTAAATTTCAATCCGAGCATTCTGTTTCAAAGAGTAAAAACAATGAAGCAACCGTAACGAAAGACGGAACAGTGAACTCGATTTCAGACGGAGAAAACACACTTGATTTGACATCATTTGCTTACACTGATGACACTGTAACAGTACCGATGTGGAAAGAGCTAGAAACGTGGTTTGACGATAACGAGCTGACAGAAATTTGGGAAGTGAACATTGCATCGCTTAAAGCTGATAAATATGATGCCACGTATTACCAAGGTTACTTTACATCGTTTGAGATGAGTTATCCCGGAGAAGGAAACGTAGAGTTGTCAATGAGCTATGCCGTCAATGGTAAGGGTGTGAAAGGCACGGACACGCTGACAGCAGAACAATTAGCATCTATCGAGTCCGCTGCATATGAATATCAAACAATCGCTGCAACTGGCGTTTAACACTTGGCGGTAGAGTAATTTCTACCGCTTTATTTTTTTATCAAAAAGGAGAAATGACGAATGGAATTAACAATCAACGGAAAAGAATACCGCTTGTATTTTGGTACGGACTTTGTAGACTACATCAACAAAGCAAATGGGATGGAATTAGAAGGCGTAAAAACAAATGTAGGCGGTATGTTAATGTTGAACGCTGGCTTATCCATGAAAGCACCGTCCACATTGGAGTTGGTTATCAAGGCAGCAACGAACACATTACCAAGCAAGCCATCGAACAAAGATTTAGATGACTATATTAATGACCTTTTAGATCAAGACGATGACACCGAATACGAAACATTATTTACAGAAATCGAAACTGAAATAAAAAAGCGTCCCGCCAACCGTCGCGAAATGGGAATTTCAAAAGCCAAAAAGGCGTAACAAGTGACATTGACTACACATCGGACGAAATAAGAGCCATCGCCATTGCACGCTTTGATTTAACGCCACTAGAAACGCTTAGAATGACACAATACGAGTTTCATATGTATTTACTTGCGTACCAGATTAAAGCGCAAGAAGCGGAGTTATTGAGCGCTAAACAGGCATGGTTTAACCAGTTGGCAAAGGCAACGAAACAAGTTGGCAAAGAGATTCGTTCGGCGTACAAGTCTTTTGATGATTTTTACGACAACTCAAAAGTATACAAAAACATATTTGAACCACAGGCGGAAAAAGAAAACGTCCGGAAATTAACCATTGCAGATATGAACAGACGAATAAACAGCAAAGGAGGTTAATGATGGCAGATTTTAATATTACGGCACTGATTGGTGCTGATGTGAAAAACTTCAAGGACGGAATGAGCGAAGCAAAAGGCGCCTTTGCTGATTTCAAAAAAGAAGCAAGTAATACAATGGCAGTAGTTGGCGATGCTTTGGCAAAAGGCGGTAAAGCAATGACAACGGGCATCACGTTACCAGTTGTAGGGGGTGTGGCGGCTGCGGTTAAGTCATTTGCGGACTTGGAGCAAATTCTCGGCGGTATTGAGAAGTTATTTGGCGATTCGGCGGATGCGGTTATCAAGAATTCTGAGAAAGCATATAGGCGCGCCGGTGTATCCGGTGTGGACTATATGGAGCAAGTAACCAGTTTCTCGGCAACGCTATTGGCAGGTTTGGAAGGCGATACAGTAAAAGCCGCTGAATACGCAGACAAAGCGATTGTGGACATGGCTGACAATGCGAATACGTTCGGCACAAACATTGGCGACATACAAAACGCGTATCAAGGATTTGCAAAAGATAACTATTCAATGCTGGACAACTTGAAACTTGGGTTTGGTGGTACAGCCGGAGAAATGGCACGACTCGTTAACGAATCAGGTATCATGGGTGAGTCATTTGAGGCAACAGCAGAAAACGTAAAAGAAATACCGTTCGACCAATTGATTGAAGCAATCCACGTAACGCAAACAGAAATGGGCATCACAGGAACAACGGCAAAGGAAGCAGCGGAAACGGTCAGCGGGTCATTTGACACGATGGTTGCAGCTGGTAAGAACTTAGTAGCTGGATTGGGTAATGCAAACGCAGACGTATGGGTTCTTTACGATGAACTATTACAAACAGTAGTGACATTCGTTGACAATGTAAAAGGCGTGCTAAAAACAATGTGGGACAACCTACCGATTGAAGACTGGAAGAAGTGGCTAGGCGTTATCGCGGTTTCCATTGGTCCGGTTATGTGGGCTATCGGCACACTTATAACCACTATTTTAAAAATTAGCGGTGCAATAAAATTTGTATTAGGCGGGCTATCAGCACTTAAAGGTGGTTTTATAGCTATGAAAGCCGGAACGACAGTTGCTAGTGGAGCAATGGCAAGCCTTGGCGCAACACTAGGAGCGATAACAGCGCCGATGTGGGTTGTAATAGGTGTGGTGGCCGCTTTGGTTGGCGCGTTCATCTATTTATGGAAAACGAACGAAGAATTCAGAAACAAAGTTATCGAAATATGGAACACTATATCCGCTTTCTTGGTGGACATCTTCGAAACAATCAAAACGTTCATCATGGACACGTGGAACAACTTATCCATATGGTGGGCAGAGAATCAAGATGGCATTAAAAACAAACTTTTAGAAGTATGGAATGCGATCGTTGAATTTATAATGCCAATTGTTCAGGCTATCGCTGATTTTCTTAAAGAAACATGGGACACAATTGCGACATGGTGGTCCGAAAATCAAGAGGGTATCTTGAACAATGTACGCGTCATATGGACTTCTATTCAATCTATTTTCAGTAGCGTTATTACGTTGATAACTGTAATTGTTAGGACGGGATTAGATTTCATTAGGTCGTTTTGGAACAAGTGGGGAGCAGACATTACGACAATCGTTAAAGGTGCATGGGAAGTAGTCAAATCTATTTTCAACACTACATTGCAAAATATTCTTGCGGTTGTTGTGAGTGTGATTACACAAGTTAGGAACGTTTTCCAATTTGCTATGGCTTTTGTACGAGGTATTGTTTACACCGTTTTGGCGCTAATGCGTGGGGATTGGGACGGCGCTATGAATGCAATTAAAATGATAGTGAATAGTTTCAAAACGTACGTAGGTCAAACCTTTGAAAATCTTATGAACTTGGCTAAAAACCTTGTTAAAAACGGTATTGCAGGCATTAAGAACCTATTCAATACGCTGAGGGATATCAATTTATGGGATGCTGGTAAAGCAATCATTGACGGATTTTTGAGAGGTTTGAAATCTGCATACGAAGGCGTTAAGAACTTCATTGGTGGCATTGGTAGTTGGATAAAGAACAACAAAGGACCGATTTCTTACGACAAGCGCCTATTAATAGGTGCAGGTAATGCAATCATGGACGGGTTAAATAAAGGTTTGCAGAACCAATTCAAAACTGTTCAAAATACTGTAAGCGGGATGGCGGGAGCGATACAAAGTTCGTTCGGAAGTCCAACACTTGATGTGAATGGGTCGGTGGCGAGAAGTAATGCGCAAGTGAATAGTGCTATCCACCACTCGGTCAATATGAGCGATGGGCGCATGGAGAACTTGCTACAACAGCTACTCATGAGAGAACAAGGAATTTATTTAGACGGGGACACGTTAGTTGGGGGAACATACAGCCGTTATGACCGCGTAGGCGGGAATCAAACGCAGTTAACAGAAAGGTGGGGTAGATGATGGACATAACAAACGGAGTAGATATGAGTATTGAAGTTAAAGAAGGTATCACGTTTAATAATTTCGATACGCGTGAGAATGATATGTATCTAATCGACCGTTCAGCACCTACTCCAGCTGAAAAAGAGATAATCGAAAATGTGCCGTTCGCTCACGGCGTTTATGATTTTTCAAACATTTTGGGTGAACGTATTTTTAGTAATCGAACAATTAGTTACACATTCCACATACACGAACACGATTACGACCGCAGAAAGCACGAACAAACAGTATTGGAAAACAAATTATTAGGCACACATATCACGAGGTTGGAAGATTCCTATGATGAAAATTACTATTACTTGGGTAAATGCGTTTCAGTCAATACAACGGACGATCACGTGTATAACAGATTAATTGTGGTAATCGACTTTGACTGTTATCCATTCAAAATAAGCAAGTTGCCAGAAGGTCACGACATTTGGGACGAGTTTAATTTTGAGTTAGACATAGCACAAATACCCGTTTTTGAAGTAAGTGGTAGTCGAGAGGTTACGTTATACAACGCAGGTGCTTCATCGGTTGTACCCACCATTAAAACAAGTAGTGAATTTACAATCGAGATTGATACGATAAGTGTTACCGTATCAGCCGGCGCACATAAGAGTGAGTTGATTCGTTTACGCAAAGGCGAGAATAGGATCATGCTCACAGGTAACGGTACGATTGAGTTCGACTTCTATAAGGAGTTGATTTAATTGTATCTGATTAAAATATACGATGACGCGAACGACGCGGAAGGCACAATCATCCACACTCCTTATGCGAATGGCGATAAGCTAACAAGCGGAAACATCAAGCTAGTCGGTGACGGGGTTGATAGCTTTGAATTTAGTATCAATCCCAGCAACCCGGCTTGGAATAACATACGTCCATTGATTACATTGCTGACCATTACAGATGTAAGAAGTGGCAAGTTACTTTTCGATGGAAGGATATTAAAGCCAACCCAAACAATGACAGCAAACGGTCAATTCAATATTAAATACACAGCCGAGAGTAAATTGGCTTACTTACATGATTCCACGCAACGACACGGCGAATACAATAACATGACTGTACGAGATTTCTTAATCGAGATTATCGCACAGCACAATCGACAAGTTGAACCACATAAACGTTTTGAAGTGGGCGAGGTAACAGTAACCACGAACACGGATAACATCTATCGTTTCCTAGGATATGAAAAGACATGGAACGCTATCCAAGACAAGCTAATTAGTAGGCTAGGTGGACACATACGGTTAAGAGAAGGGAAATACATTGACTACCTCGAAAGTGTCGGAGAGCTAAGAAATACGCCGATTAGGCTGCGTGTGAACTTAAAGGATATGCAGAAGGAAATCGACCCGACCGAGATTATCACGAGGTTAGTTCCTTTGGGCGCAAGGTTAGAAACAGAAGAAGGTAGTAGCGGGGTAAGTGAACCAAGATTGACGATTGAATCTGTCAACAATGGTAAAGACTACATTGACGATCAGTTGTTAATTAACGAGTTCGGCATTATCGAGGGCAACATGACTTGGGATGATGTGAACACTCCGTCCACGCTTTTATTAAGAGGCAACCAATTCTTTCAAGCGCAAAGGGCTGCGAGAGTTAGTTATGACATTTCAGCTCCGAATATGAATTTGATTGACGCAAGCTTTGAAGAGTTTGAAGTGGATGACTACTATCCAATAGACAATCCAGTATTTGCGATTAACGAACCAATACAAGTAATTGGAAAAGATATTGACATTAACAATCCACAAATGAGCAAGTTACAGATTGGCGACAAGTATCGAACGTTATCCGAGTATCAAGCGCAAGCAAACAAGCAGATGATGACGGTTGAGCGCTTAGAAGAACGTGTGGAGAGGCTAGGTACTCAAAACGCACGATTGAACCAGCAACTAACAACCGCTAGAGATGAATTAGATACGATACAACAGAGTTTACTTGACGTGAATCTAGATGACTTGCCACAAGAATTACAAACGATTAGCCAACAGATTTTAGCGTTGCAGACGACTTTAGACAACTTAGACATACCAGAATATGGCTTAGCCACTCAGACTGAAGATGGTTTAATGAGTGCGGTTGACAAAACAAAGCTAGACAACATAACGCAAGATGACTTTATCGCTCAGTCCGAAAGAGACAAATTGAGTTTAATATCAGTAGTTGAGCCAATTGATTTAGATGAATTGCTTGCACGAATTGAAGTATTAGAAGGCGGTGCAGAGTGAGAGATACAGAACGATTAATCGAAGTAGATAAAGTGGTCAAAGAGGACGTTTTATTGAACAGAGAAGAAATCACATCTTATACAGTCGATAAACGCAACCAGCGAATTACAATCGAATTACAGCTATCAGGCGATGATACTCGGTATGTTGAAACCGAAGTGCATCGCTTTTTTAGTGGTGAATTTGTAAACGAACCAACAGAGGTCGATTTATGGAAGTTGATAGATGAAAAAAGGAGTGATACTTAGATGAGTATTCAAGAACATTTGAATAAGATACGAAACGCGGTATATGGACATGAAGTTCGAGAGTCCATTGCCAAGGGAATTGAAACGGCTTATGACGATGCAAGCGAAAACGGCAATGCAAATATGGAAGTTACGTTTGCACGAGGAACACATCCGAATTTAAGAAGCAGGCTAGAAGAAGTAGACAATAAGCAACAGCAAAATACCGCACAGTTGCAACAAATAGAGATTGAGAAAGCATCTATAACTTATGTAGATGCTATTCTTATGGATATTTCTAAAGGTGGTCCAAAGGCTTTATTTAACTCACTAGCGACATTAACAGCGACATACCCAAATGGTGCGGACGGGACTTTTCTAGTGATGGATAGTTCTTTCCCTGATGGCGCTCATTCTTATATGTGGGACTCGTTAAATTTAGTTTGGAAAGATTTAGGACTTTATCAAGCGACAGGAATTGCAGATAAATCTGTCACAAGTAGCAAACTAGCAAATAAAGCAGTCATTGTTGGGAGTCACGTCAAGGATAGTTTTAAGAGTACAAACTTACATAATTTTGAAACGGACATGCAAGGCTATTCAATCGACATGGAGATAGGAAACATCATTCACGTTGGAGGGGAAATAGTCTTAACTGATGAGATAAATTTATCAGATGTGTCAACATTTTCAAGCATCGGTTTTCATAACTTTGTTTTTTTTGATAGCGACGGAGAATTACTATCAAACATTTATTTAGAACCGGTTGACCGTATTATTCCTAAAACACACTCAAAGCCACTTGGTGCTAATACCATGCGTATGGCTTATTTCCCATATGTTGATGCAACCCCTCATATCAATTCGGGGGATACTTTGTTACCATATGAACCATTTTATCATGGTATCAAATACATGAAGAATAACGCGGACATAAATATAGTACCGTCAACAAATTTATTTAATAAAAAAACAGAGTTAAAAGATACAGGGATTGAACTGACAGACCCAGCATCAATCGGCAATGAAATCGTATTCGTTGGCAGAAACGTTAGTCAACACATTCCAACCATTCCAGAAGAAACGATTACGGTAAAAAATGCAGTAAATACGGTTGAGTTTGACAGGCATGGTAAATTTGTCTTATTTAATTATCATAATGCAAGTGAACGCCGAGTAGGTGTACCGATAAAATTATCAAAACGCACATTTAGTGTACGAATTATCTATAATAATATTTACGCAAGCGTAGAATTACAAGTCAATCGGGGTGGTACGTTATTACCTTGGCAACCCTATGAACCGATTGATAAAACAGGACAGAGCGGTATTGCATCTAGTCCTTTATATAAAGGCACATTACTTAACTTTGGTGACAGCATCGCACAAGCGCATAATTTGACAGGCTATCACGGTTATATCGCTAAAAAATACAGAATGACCGTCCATAATTATGCTTTGGGAGGTGCAACAATTGCACCAGTGCCAACCGACCCAAGCAACCATATTGTACAAGCGCAAATAGAACTGGCGATTACAGAAGGTAGAAAACCTACACATATCCTTTTCAACGGAAATACAAACGACTGGAAAGCATACGGTGTTATCACGGAAGGATATACCGATGAGTTAGACTTGACCACCTATGCCGGTTCGTTTGAAAACTGTGTTAGACTGATGAAAACGAATTTCCCGGAAGCGAAAATCGTGTATGTGTCGGCAAATAAAATGCGTACGCGGGGCGTAGCTGAAAAGGCGGAATATACGCGCATTTCCTACGAAATATGCGACAAGTACAGTATCGACTATGTTGATATTTTTAATAAATCGCAATTTAATACCTATTACGACCACTTCGTTGGGAAGTATACCATTTCGCTAACGGACGCGACACATCCGAATGATTTGGCGTATGAAAAATACTATGTGCCACATATCGAAAGCAAGTTAAACAGCATTTGAACCAAACAATGACGCAAGAAGCAATTATTGAAGCGTCCTTGGATCCATGGGCTTTAGACGGGAAAACATTGTATCGTGCAGCGCCTTTGTGGACAGATACTGGTGTGATGGTAATTTATGGGTCTTTAAGTCAAGGTGGAGATAACACATTGAAAGCACAAAGTGGTAAAGATTTTAATTCACTCAAGCCAATTACTGCAAAGGCTTTAGATTATTATAACGCTTGGTAAATAGACGTTTAATATATTTATATAGAATGCTATAATTCTAAGGGTGGAGGTGTAATATGGGGAAAATAAAAAGAAATTCCAATATCGAACTTTTTAGAATTATAGCAATGTTTTTTATAACGCAAGCACATTTTTTGTTTAACGCAACTGAAGCTGCACCTTTCATCACACAGAACTTTTCAAATGTTCTGAGTTTGGGTGGAGCTTTTGGTGTTAATGCATTCATCTTGATAACATGTTATTTCATGGTGGAAAAACCATTCATGATCAAGCGAATAACTGGAGTGATAAAACCGGTGTTGTTTTATTCGATGTTATTAGCATTGCCATGGCTTTTCATCACACGTGACCTGGATAAAGTGATTGGATGGTTTGTAAGACTGCCCGGGCAATACTGGTTTGTGACAGCTTATATCATTTTAATCGTCTTAATACCAATAATGGATTGGTTCTTGAAAAGAATGACCAAAAGACAAGTTTTGGTAGTAAAATGGTTAACCTTTTTTGCTACAACCTTGTTACCAGGATTAATAGGTATTGACTTAGGTCCGCTAAGAATGTCAGTATTTATCTATCTTTATATTTTTTCTTACTACTTAAAAAAATATGATGTGAAGCATTACAATATAAAAGTACTCGTGTGGGTTATAATAATCAGTATTGTTGTCTACTTGGCAGTTTATTCCTATTCAGTTGCTAATATGCTGGATGTTTCAATTTTTACTTTTGTGCCGCAGAAGCATCTTCAAAATAATATTTTTCAAGTATTTATTGTTTGTAACTTGTTTAAAATCGTAATAAAAACAAAATCATTTTATAACGAAAATATAAATCTAATTTCTAAAAGTGTTTTTGCAGCATATCTAATCCAACAGCATGGCAGCGTGGTAGCTTTGAGACAGAGTATATTAATGAATATTTATATCGATAATTTTTTGCTCAGCGTTATTACTCATGCTATCACAGCCTTAATATTACTGATGATATTCATTGCAGTAGATCAATTGATTAAAAAATTCATCAACATTTGAACCAAACTGCGAAGTAGCGATTGATAAAGTTTTAAGAAACTGTGCGGTAAGTGAAAATTAAATAAAAATATTTTCTGCCTCCAGCTATTTTTATATCTGTTAAGATATTAAGTGAAAAGGAGGTTTAAAATATGGTGAAAGATTATAGCCAGAATGAAACATGTAAAGAATGTGGTAAAGAGTTTACCTACAATCATCATGGTGATATTTACCCTGGTGGCAAGGAAAGAGAATACATCTATTGTCCTTACTGTCATGCAACAAATGGTTCAAAAATGACCAGCGGGTTTGTTAATAGCTATAAAATAGAAGAAGAGTAAAGGTAAACGAAGAAGGATAGCCAATCGGCTGTCCTTTTTATTTTGAAAAGGAGCGTGAGAAAATGTGAAACTAAAATTATTAATCGCATTAAAGTTGGATAGTCTAGTCATAGCAATGACATCCATTTTGTTTGGTGCACAGCTTATTTTATACCCACACATACTACAGACGTACAAAATATATACACTGATTCGTGAGTTGTTTGACAATACCGCAATCGGTTTGGCGTTTATCATTTTGGGATTGCTTAAAATTATAGGGATAATTATCAACAATCGCGCGATCAAATATGTATCAATCAGAGGACTGCTGTTTCTATGGCTGGTCTTTTTTATTGCGTTTTTAATATCGCCACCACCTAACACAGTGTGGGTATACAGTTTGGCAATGGTTATGTTAGCAACAGGTTCGGCATATAAGGAGGGATAGGATGGACTTAAACAACGGAAGTCAGCCGATTTGGGTGGTTGTTATTGGTTTATTCCTGACCTATTCCTTGCCTAAAATCGTTGAGTTAATTGTCAAAAGGTTTGGCGAACCAAAAATAAATATTGACACCGCAAATATACAAAATACGTTAATGCTCTACGACAAATTGTCGGAAAAACACCAAACATTGGAAAAGAAATATGAAGCATTAGAGGAACGTTACGAAAGACTAAAAGATGAATTTGACGATTTGGAAAAAGAGAACGAACGTTTGAAAGGTGGAATATAAATGCAACTTGATAATAAAACGTATGACATCATGAAATGGATTGTGCAAACATTCTTGCCGGCGCTTATTGCGCTTGTTGGGGGTATTGGTGCAGCAACTAACTTTGAATACACAGAAATCACAATGACAATACTTGCAGCGGTTACAACGTTTCTTGGTGCGTTGTTAGGTGTGTCTAACCATAATTACAAGAAAGGGGAATAGCTATGACAGGGGAAGAACTAAAAGACGCGCAAGGTGGCGTACTAGCTGACGGAAAAGGAGAGGATTAATATGAGTAGAAGTCCATATATAGATAGCGTTGTTTTAACACCTAAACATTCCGGTAAACGTACAGAAAAAGTACAAGCGTTCGTTATCCACCACATGACAGCAAAATGGACTGGTAAGCGTTGCGCGGAATATTTTAGAGATACTCCAAGTCGTCAAGCAAGCGCGAACTACTGTATCGGTTATGATGGTGACGTAGCTTTGAACGTAGAAGAAGAAAACAGAGCGTGGACAAGTTCAAGCAATTGGGCAGACCAACGTGCGATTACTTATGAATTAGCCAACTCCACAATAGGTGGGCAATGGGATGTATCGGACAAGACACTACGCAAAGCGATCATCATGTTAGCAGAACAGCATAAACGCTATGGATTGAAAAAGGCAACCTATACAGGCGATACATCGGGAACGCTTTGGCGACACGATTGGTTCTTTAACACAAATTGTCCGGGACCTTATTTAGGTAGTAAGTTGCCTTACATGGCGGACGAGATTAATAAGATATTAAGCCAAAATGAACCAGTTGTCGCCGGTGCAAAGGTTGAGAAACCAAAGACCGACAAGCAACTAGCGGATGAAGTCATTAAAGGTATTCATGGCACTGGTGCAGAACGAAAAGCGAAACTAGGTAATCGTTATGACGCCGTTCAGAAATTGGTTGATGAGATGTTTAAGCCGAAGCCGGTAGCGAAACCGAAGCCAGCACCTAAACCAACACCTAAGCCAACCGTGGCTAAAAGTTGGAAAGAACATGGTTTCTTCTACACAGACCCTCGCCCGGATAATCTTATCTATGTGCGCGATCAACCGAGCCTAAAAGGGAAAATCATTGCGGAGTATTATATTTACGGTGTAAACGAAAGCGAGCCGATTGAGTATCATACAGTCCATGTTAATGATGGTTATGTTTGGTTGCAGTATGACCGTATGCGTGACGGTGTCGTTATCGGACAGGGATATATTCCGTGTCGTGAGTATAAAAACGGTAAAGCACAAACGCTTTGGGGAACAATTAAATAA